CTTTATGGGAACTTAAATTTATGAAATATTGTGATAGTAATCAGAATATTTTAGAGTGGGGAAGTGAAGAATTTTTCATTCGTTATATATCTCCCATAGATAATCGTGCTCATAGATACTTTCCAGACTTCTATATTAAGGTAAGAGAAAGTAATGGACAAATTAAAAAATATGTGATTGAAATAAAACCAAAGAAACAATGTATAGAACCAAAAGTTCAAAAAAGAAAAACTAAATCATACATTCGTGAGGTATGTGAATATGCAAAGAACCAAGCAAAATGGGAAGCAGCAACAGAATATTGTAAGGATCGTAAATTAGAATTTAAAGTATTAACAGAGAACGAACTAGGTATCAAGTAATGGATAGAATTTCAAGTATAAAACAAAATATGTTAGGAATTGAAAGTCCTGATGATTTAATGCTAGAAATACTAGAAGCACTACCCGAAGCAGAAGGAGTTCCTGAAGCAGGAAACTATTATACCTTTGTATATCAACCAAAAACATCAGGTATTCAATATGATGAATTTCCTCTAGTTGCAGTTACAGATGTGTTTAATTGGGGATTCAAAGGATTGAATTTTCATTGGGGAAATGTTAGACAATATACATGGCAAGAGATGGTAGGAAACCTACATATAGTCAATTCGGAAGAGATGCAATCTTTACGTTCTATTCCTTATGCAAAAATACGTCTAAATAGTTAAAATTAATATATAAGGTCGATAAAATGTTAGGTGGGAAATTATTTGATAGTAAAGGTAGTGATGGATTTACTACAAAAAAAGCTACAGAAGCACAAAAGAAATATAAAACAACAAAAGTAATAAAGGATAGAAAAAAAGCAATTGAAGATCGTGCTAAAAAATTAGGTGTTAGTAATACTAGTAAAACTTGGAGAGAAGATGCAGCAGAGAATAGACAATTACAAGTAGATAGTGGAGTTGATAAAAAGAAACTTTCAGGTAATATAACATCATCTCAATTTGGTAAAAATGATAGTGGTTCAACAGAAGCACATAAACAATCTAATATAAGAGATAGAGGTGGTTTATTAAGATATCCGTTAGAAGCAATGACGGACTCCACTGATTATCTACAAATTGATATTACAAAATACGTTCCAGTAAAAAAGGCAAGTGAATCTGGTGGAATAGTCGGTTCTGTTGGTAGTAGAAAACTTTCTGGAAGATCACCAGTTCGTGGTTTTACAGCAACTCAATCATTAGTTAATCAAGGAACTGTACTATTACAAATACCATCCCAAATTCAAGATGGTAACTCTGCTGCTTATGGTGAAGATAAATTAAACAGTCTTGTTGGTGCTGCTGTTGGTGGAACAGCAGATATGATGAAAAATGTAGGTACAGCAATAGGTAAAGGTGATGTTGAAGGTGCAATAACTGCTGGTGGAGATTCATTAAAAAATGCCTTAGCAAGTTCTGGTGTAAGTGTAGATGCTGCCAAATCATTAATTACTAAAAAATTAGCAGCAAGTGCAGTTGGTGTATTTGGTGGTAACGTAACAGTTAATCAATTATTAGCAAGAGAACAAGGACAAGTATTAAATCCTAATATGGAACTATTGTTTAATGGTCCCACATTAAGAAATTTTAGATTCTCATTCAAAATGACTCCTAGAAGTGAAAAGGAAGCAGAACAATGTAAGTTAATTATAAGAACTTTCAAAATGAATATGGCACCCAAAGTAACTGGTTCTGGTGCAAATTTATTTCTAAATACTCCAAACGTATTTGAATTAAGATATAAGAGTGGATTTAGAAATCACCCATTCTTACACAAATTTAAACAATGCTTCTTAACTGATATATCAGTTAATTATACTGCAGAAGGTGTTTATGCAACCTATGAAAATAAAGAACCAATATCTATGACTATGGATTTAACATTTAAAGAACTTGAACCAATTTATGATAATGATTACTTTGATGAAAGAGGTTATGATTCAGATAGCACAGTAGGGTACTAAACATGGGATATTTTAGAGAACTTCCAAATTTATTATATCAATCATTCTTACCATCCAAAAATTCTTCTTTGGATTATATTGAAGTAAAGAATTTATTTCGTAGAGCAAAGTTAAGAGATGATCTACAAAGTGTTTTTACTCTATTCACAAAATATGAAATACCTGAGGGATATCGACCAGAAAATGTAGCAGAAGATTACTATGGTAGTGATGAATTAGATTGGATTGTTTTAATGTGTGCAAATGGTCCTGAGAATACCAGTGGAATAATAAATGTTAGAAATGATTGGCCATTATCAAATAGAAACTTATATAACTATGCATATGACAAATATGGTAATGATTTAAATTCTACTCGTTTCTATGAAACAAAAGAAATTAAAGATAATAAAGGTCATTTAATTTTACCTGCTGGTAAAGTTGTAGATTCCGACTTTACACTATCATATTCTGAAATTACAGGTTTAAATGCAAATGAAGAACCTATCAGTGAAAATAGAACAAAAAGTGGAACTGATGTTAGAATAGGAATATCAAATTACATATACGAAACACGTTTAAATGATAAAAAATCATCTATATATTTACTTAAATCTGAATATTTACAACAATTCCTAAATGACTTTAGAGATATTATGATATATGATACATCAACAGAATATTTAAATGATAACTTAATTAAAACAGAAAATACTAACGTTATTGATTCATAAAAAAAGGGGTCGTGAGACCCCCTTTTTTGTGTTATTCAGCAGCGAGTTTCGCAAAATACGAAAGTGCTTCATCATCATCTGTACTGGATGGAGTAGTTGCAGTTGCAGCAGTTACTAACTGTTCTGCTTCACCTCTATCACTATCCTCATCAACAGTCTCTGCATCTTGAGTAACTTTCTTGTTACCAAGAACATAACTTAGACGAGTCTTAAGTTCATCATAAGACTTGAACTGATCTGTTGCAACAAGTTCTGCAAGAGAGTACTCTTTCTTCCAGAGTGCTTCTAGTGCATCATCATCACTATCCTTCAAGAGAGGACTTACAGCAGCAAACTCAGAAGAGTCGTAGTTTCTATAACCAGCAACGTTCTTTGCCTTCAATTTGAAGTTAGCACCTTGCCAGAAATCAAATGGATCAATTGCTTCCTCATCCTCAAACTCAGGTTGCATTGCTGCAGTTAGTTTGTCAAAGATTTTCTTCCCATACTTGTATAAGAATACTTTACCTTCGTTCTCAGGATTAGCAGGATCCTTAACAACATAGATGTTACTGATATATGTTAGCTTACGCTTCTGCTTACGAGCAGTTTCTTTACCAGCATCTGTGCCGTTGTTCCAGAGTTGTGTATTAAACTCAGAGACAGGATCTTTTTGTCCTAATGTAGTCAGAGAGTTTTCGATATACCATCCACCAGTACCTTGAAAGGCATGAGAATATAGTTTTACAAACGGTAGATCTTCACCGTTAGGGGCAGGTAGGAAACGGATGACGGCATATCCATTACCGCTTTTATCTACATCTAGTTTCCAAAGGCGTTCATCTGAACCGCCATTAGTGTTGAGTTTCTCAACTTCCTTTACCAGTTTAGCGGTAAGAGAGCCAAGTTTAGATTGCTTTTTAAGATTAGCAAACGACATTTAGTTACCTCGGATTTAATTGGATTAAATTGGATTTGATTAGATTATAACAAAGATTCAAGTATTAGTCAACGTATTGTCTTAATTTCTCAATAGTTTGAGTCATTCCACTGAACAGCACCTGTATGTCAGTACCTGGTGGGAAACCCATCACTTGTACTGATTGCTGCAACTGTTCCTTTAATTTTTTCGCTTCATCATCATCTGAAAGAGACAGTCGTGTGTACATCACACGTTGTCTTTCTAATAATTGAGTTAGTTTATCAATGTGTTCTTTCTTATCTTCTTGAGAAAGACTAGGAAATTCATACAAATCTCCATAAACAGTTTCTTGTAATTTATTAATTTCACGTAGTTCATTTTGAACTATTTCGGAATCAAAAAAATCAGTCATTGATCATCTCTCTTAGAATTTTTTTATAAGGGAACACATTAATATTTAGGAAGGGTGTGTACTTCTTTATTTTTAAACTTACGGTTTCCCATACAGGATCCGTTAACTTTTTATCAAAGTTTTTTGTGAAAGAAAAAACTTTTTCCAGTATCATAAGCGTTTCTAAACTTACCTCTCCACCCAGATACTTTTTTAGTACTATT